TATTAACGCAAACAGCGGAGCAGTAGAAGCAATCGCACTTAATTAATTCAAAGGGTAAGAATATTATGTTAACGAGAGAAATTTTAGTTGCAAATGCGGCTTTGTCGGGATTGTCTGACGAACAGATTACAGCGATAACAACATTATCGCAGAATGACGAAAACAGCGTTATTGCCAAGAAAACGGGCGAAATTTACGGGGCTTTGGATGCCGATATTTTGTCGGTTTCCGGTATCGCTAAAAATGGAACCGAAAAAACGTATGATTACGCAAAACGTGTAATGGGGGAAATGAAAACAAAAGCCGATGGCGCAACCGGGCTGCAATCGCAGATTGATTCATTGACCAAGGAAAAAGCCCGTTTGGAAAAGGCAATTGCCGATGGTGCGGCAGATGCGGAAACCGTGAAAGCATTGAAGCAGGCAAAAGCAGATTTGCAGAACGTGACAACGCAGTTTACCGAGTTGGCCACCAAGTATGAGGCAGAAAAGGCAAACCACGAAAAAGAATTGTTCGGAGTAAGAATTGACAACGCATTGCAGACAGCCGCCGCCGGGCTTAAATTCAAAGCAGGATTCCCGGGAAGCGTAACAAAGGTTATTTTGACGCAGGCGACCGAAAAAGTAAAAGGCATGAACCCGGAATATATAGACGACGGAAACGGCGGAAAGGTTTTGGCGTTCAAAGATGCAAGCGGCGCAATTATGCGCAATCCAAACAATCAGTTGAACCCATTCACGCCCGCCGAGTTGCTGACAAAAGAATTGGAAACGATGGGAGTATTGGAGCAGCAAAGACAACAGCCAGGAGGCGGCACAAATAAGCCCGCAGGCGGTGCCGGAGGCGGCGGAATTACATTGGACGTAAGCGGAGCCAAAACGCAATCAGAGGCGTACGAACTTATTACAAAACAATTGATGGAGCAAGGTAAAACGGTAGGTTCCAAAGAGTTTGACGAAGATATGAGAAAGGTTTGGCAGGAAAATAGTATTAACAAATTGCCGGAGAGATAACCGGGTAATGGGTAAACCCGCATTTAATAACAAATTAAAATAAAAAGACTATGAGTTTAATTGCAACAAGACTACAGAATTGGCGAGTAGAAAACCCGGAGTTAGACCGTAATATGACCCGCCCGTGCGAGTATGGCGCATTGGATTTTTTCATTGAACAGACCAACGCCGGAAATTCCATTTTGTCCCCGAAATTGCGTGAACGTGCGTTTGCCTCAATCGGAAATACGGTACAAGTTCCGGTTATCAATTACGATGGCGACGTTACGGTTAGCAACGTTCGTACGTGTGTTATCCCGGACGATGAAAACACGTCCGCACTTTATACCGTGGTTTGGGCGACATATTCCGTCGGCTTTACAATGGTGCCAACGTTGTATATGAACAACGAAATTTCGTATGACCACGATTTCAACCGCAAAATGGAAAAGGTTTGCAGAGCGTTTGCAAATTCGTTAGACCAAGCAGCCGTTTCAGCGTTGGAGGCAGGAAAAACCAAAGTATTGAAAGACAAGTTGAATTACAATTTCGCTGCAAACGTTATTGAGGTTCAAACGCAGATGGCCACCGAAATTATGGGCGATATTAACCCGATTATGCGTGCAAATTGTTATCCGGGTTTGGTTCACGTCGTAGGTAACGCCGGAATTGACAGCCTTATTAAAAAATTGGCACAGCACGGTATTTATAACGACGCAAACAAGCGTATGGAATACGAAGATAAAGTGTTCCATTATACAAACAACGTCGTAAATGAAGCTAGCAAAAACGGCACATTCTTTGCCGTAGAGGATGGTAACGTTGGCGTTTTAACACGTGTTGACCGTGAGGCGTTGAACCGCACCCGTGCGAATTTCCACGAATGGGACGTTGTACGTTTGCCGTACATTGATTTGCCCGTTGGTTCGCACTATTACACAGCAGTTGGCGATCAGTCACAGACAGCAGGCGCAGCGAGTGCCGATATGACGTGCAACGTGAAAGAATATTTTGGATTTAGTTCAGACGTTGCGTTTGTAATTGCTTACAACTGCAACCCAGTAACCGTTGCAAATCCGATTATCAAAGCGCAGATTGCAGCACGTGCGGAAAATGTACCTTTGGGTATGCCTGTATATGTAACCAACGCCGGGGAATTTCCCGCCGGAGGTGCGAGCGTATAACGCCGGGGCATAACGAATTATTTAACCGAGGGGACGGGGTGGTTATCCCCGCCCCCTTATTTATTGCAATCTTAATTCCTAATATGGGAAATAAATGGGCGTTTTTATGATAAGAATAAATGAAATATGCGAAGCGTTAAAAAATGTGTGCGGGTGGGAGCAATCATACGACCCGGCAAAGGCGATAGACGACAATTTAACGCAGACGGAAAGTGGGTTGTATTTTCAAGGTGCGCACCCGCTTTTGACGTTGGATAATATGGCGGCGATTATGCCGGATGATTGGGGGCTGCAATACCCGGAATGGAACATGATATTGCCGTACAAAGCCGGGAAGAAAGTGCGCCATAACGGTATTGTTTGGATTGCTGAAATTGACAACACCGGAGAGGAACCAACGGCAAGCGATTTTAATAATGATTACAGCCGGGAGGATTACGGAAACCCATATTGGAAACCGTATAATATGTTGACGGACTTTTTGGAGATGATGACCCGAAACGGAATTGCGGCCGCAATACAGACGTTTACACAGATTAAGCAGTTGGATAAAGAAACACGTAATTTGTTGGAGCGAAAAACGTTCTTTGATGGTGCCGGACGCATACGGGCGACGTTGCAAAACAATCATAAGTTGGTAGGATTTGAAATTGTCCCGGTTCGTGCAATGGGAGTGACGGCGAAAATTGAAAAGATAGGTTTGCAAATGACCGGGGGAACCGGGGTTGTTAGAATGTATTTGTTTCATTCGTCGCAGATAGACCCAATAAAGACTTTTGATTTGAATTTTACCGTTACAAATGGCGGTTTTCAGTGGTTCCCGTTAAATGATTGTTATTTGCCGTATATAAGCGACAAGAACAACGCCGGGGGGTCGTGGTTCCTTTGCTACAATCAAGACGAATTACCCGCCGGAATGGAAGCAATTAACGTATCAAAGGATTGGAGCCGGGAGCCGTGCGGAACGTGCAACATGGGTTCCGTTGAGGTTTGGCGAGAATTGACAAAGTATTTGCAAGTAACGCCGTTTATGTATAATGCGCCGGAAACGTTCGCAGAATACCCGGAGTTGTGGGATATTGCATACACAATGTACACACGAACCCAAAATTACGGGCTGAATTGCGAAATTACTATTGGATGCGATTTAACGGATTTCATTATTTCCCAAAGGCAGATTTTCCAAACGGTAATACAAAGACAAGTTGCTGCAATTGCATTGCGGGCGTTGGCAATGAACCCCAACGTAAGGGTTAACCGCAATCAATCAAACGCAACCCGGATGGATATTTTGTATGAGTTGGACGGCAACACGTCCGGCGTTCGTCCCGGCGGTTTAGGTTACGACCTTAAAAAGTCTTATGAGGCGTTGCAAATAGATACGCAAGGGTTAGACCGTATCTGTTTAGCCTGCAATAACCGTGGGGTAAGATACAGAACCGTGTAATTATATAATTCAAAGGGAAAGTTGTATATAATTTCATGTAAAAGTTGTATTTATGAAACGGATAACCGATTTGCGAAAAAGGGTTGCGGATTTCAACGAGGCTTTGACGTCCGGGCGGATAATACAAAACATTATATGGGACAATGAGGCATATATAGTTGATTTGAACGCCGAGGAACAATTGTTTGAACAAGGTATTAACCGTTTGGGCGTCGAAATTTCGGATTATGCGCCATACAGCCCCGTAACAATCGCAATTAAAGAGGCTAAGGGACAGCCGACAAACCGGGTAACGTTACGGGATGAGGGAGATTTTGAAAGTAGTCTTTATTTAGAGGTTGGCGACAAACAATTTGAAATTAAAGCGTCTGACTTTAAAACAGAGGATTTAATAAAAAAATACGGCCGTCAAATATTGGGTTTAACCGACGAAAATATTTCAATATTGATTTGGAAATATATTTTCCCGGATTTAATGGCAGAAACAAAAAAACAAATTTATGGCAAATAATGTAAAAGCCCCGGTTATTGACAACCCGGAATTGTTAGACCGGATAATTGGAAACATGCAAAACGGATTGGTTGATAATTTGCCGTGGTTGGATTTTGCATTTGGCAGGGCGGAAAGACTTGTTAAATACAACGGGAACCAAAAGCGATATTATACGCCAAATGTTTATTCCGGCAATAACGATTATATGGAAGTAACGCCGGATGCAAATATTGGTAATTTCTGTTTTTTTTGGGTTGACGACCCGCAAAACATAAGTTGGGAACCCGGCGTTGATATTGGGATAAAAACGGCGTTTTCGATTATCTTTTGGTTTGATTACAGAAAGATATACAACGATGCAAGCACACGCAACAAAGAGGATTTGAAGCGGCAAATATTGGACGTTTTGAACGGCGGTTTTTTGGTGCGAAATGGAAGTTACAGAATAAACAAAGTGTACGAATTGGCGGAAAACATTTACAGGGGCTTTTCGTTGGATGAAATAGAAAACCAATTTTTAATGCACCCGTTCGGCGGATTCCGGTTTGAGGGCGAATTGAGTATTGGAGAAACATGTAAATTGTAGTATATGGAACATTTTATTTATAACATTATTGTTGTCGCATTAATAGCGGCTTTTGTGCTGACGTTATTACGCAAATGGGGCGTCATTGAATGGGTACAGATTCACGGGAACGATTTCTTTTCAAAGATGTTTAATTGCGATTTCTGTTTGTCGTGGTGGACGTGCGTTCTGATTTGTTTCTTTGCGTTGATATTTACCGGGAACCCCGCATTTTTGGGCGTTCCCTTTTGTAGTACAATGATAACACGTGTTTTATTATGAAGAATGTACAAATAAAAGGAATGAACGTTGAGTTGTATGATTCAATCGAGGATTTGCCAATTATGCGTTTCCACAAGTATAACAAAATGCTTTTGGTTGACGCCGGGGTTGGTTCCGATTTGTCGGATTTTGACCGACATATTGAAAAGGTAATACGTTATTTGAACAGCCCAACGCCAAACATGGCAACCGTTGAGTTGGAAAATATGCGCCAAAACATATATTTCATTCAATCCGAGGTTTCCCCCCGGCATTTGGCTTTTGCCGTGTTGGTTAAATCAATAAATGGTAAACCCCGAAATGATTTGTCAGATGATGGATTGCAACAAACAATGAGTCTTTTTAAAGACGTTGCAAATTCAGAGATAACCGCCCATTTGGAAGCGGTTAAAAAAAAAATAGACGATGAATTGCGTTTGTATTTTCCCCGGTTGTTCGATGATGCGACATTGAAAGAGTATTACGATAAATTGAAACAAAGAACGATTGTTGTATTACGCACAATAATAGACGGCCGGGCAACCGAGGCGGACGCAAAAGAGATTGACGACATTACGGCGGAGTTGATAACCTATTTCAACCCGCAGACGTTTACCGGTTCGGAAAGCGTGGAAATTAGGCATGACAGACAATTTGAAAATATGTGTTTGATATTGTCCCAAAATTTGCATGTTGACCCAAAGAAATTTACCGTTTTGGAATATTACAACGCATTTGAGTATATCAAGGAACAAGCCAAAAAAGCAAACAGGCAAAAAACGGCAAAATAAGGCGATTTCCGGCGTTTTTATTTTTAGGCGATAAATTACACATTTGAGAAAAGAAAATGCAACAGACGGGAAATTTCCCGTAAAAAACTAAATAATCGGCGTATGGCAGATAATAACAACCCAATCAAATATTCGGATTTAATAAGCCCGGATAATTCGATTACAGATTTGATAAAACAATTGGATGAACTTTCGGACACCTATACAAATGCGCTGAAAAATATCAAAGCCGAGGCAATACAATTGGCGGAGATTCTGAAAAAGGTTTCCGGCGCAACGGAGGACGGGCGAAAGACAACCAAAAAAGCCGCAGACGATGCGGAACGTTTGGCACGTGCGCAACGTGATCTGGCGTTTGCAGAAAGCGAGAACGCCAAAAAGTTGGCCGAGTTAAAATTGGCACAGCAGGAAGCGAACCAAATTAATAAACTGATTGTGAAAATAAATCAATCCGCCGAGGGTAGTTATAACCGTTTATCGGCGCAATATTCATTGAATAAGATTTATTTAAACAACATGACTAAAGCCGAACGGGAAAACACCGAGGAGGGGCGAAAATTGGTTGCACAAACCAAAGAAATATACGAAGAAATGAAACGTTTGCAGGAAGCAACCGGGAAATTTCAATTGAACGTCGGAAATTATACGGAGGCGTCCGACGCAATTATTGCGTATGGCGACAAATTAAAAGAAACGTTAGGTTTAAATAGCGCATTTGGCGAAAGTCTTTTGGCGTTAGGACGTGGCGGGGCTGAAAGTAAAGCAGTTTTTACAGCTATTGGCGACGGGGCAAAAGCATTGGGAAAAACTTTGTTGGGACTACTTTCAAACCCGGTATTTTTGGCGATTGCCGGAATTGCGGCGGCGGGTGCGGCGTTCAAATGGTGGTACGATTATAACGCCGGGTTAGAAGAGGCAACGAGATTGACGCAACAATTTACCGGGAAAAGTGGCGATGATTTGAAAGCGTTTAGAAATGAGGTGCAAGCCGTCGCCGATTCATTCAACGCAGATTTCCGGGAAACATTGATTGCAACAAACGCATTATCAAAACAATTTGGTATTTCTGCAAATGAGGCATTGCAATTGGTTAAGGATGGGTTTTTAGCCGGAGGCGATGCGAACGGGGAATTTTTAGACACGTTGAAAGAATACCCGGCATATTTCAAAGAGGCGGGAATATCAGCAGACCAATTTGTTGCAATTGTTACCCAAACAAACAAAATGGGTATCTTTTCAGACAAAGGCGTTGACGCAATTAAGGAGGCAAATTTGCGTTTGCGTGAAATGACGACGGCGACGGCGGCGGCTTTGGACGGTATCGGTATTTCGTCGGAACAAGTTCAAAAAGATTTGCAGACCGGAACCAAAACAACGTTCGATGTTATACGAGACGTTTCCGCAAAATTGGCAGAATTGCCGGATAATGCGGCAACGGTCGGGGCTGCAATTGCAGATATATTCGGGGGGCCCGGAGAGGACGCCGGATTGCAGTATTTGCGCACGTTGAAAGATATTTCAACAAACATGGATGAAGTAAAAGGGAAAGCCGGAGTTTTGGCGCAATTGCAGGAGGAACAATTGCAAAGCCAAATTGAGTTGCAAAACGCATTATCCGGGTTGTTTGACGCAACCGGAGGGAATTTTGAAACGTTGACAACGCAGGCAAAAGTTTTTGTTAACCAAGGATTGACGGCGATAATAAAAGGGGTTATTGATGTTGTCAATTACTTGATTGAGTTATACAATGAAAGTGTTTTGATACGTGCAATTTGGAATGGGATTGTTGCCGGATTCAAAACAACATTTGATACGTTGGGAAATTTGTTTGGATTCTTTATTGATATAGTCAAAGCAACCGGAACCGCATTAAAGGGGGCGTTTACGTTAGATTTTGACGAAGTAAAAAAAGGATTGGCAGATTATGCAGCATCGTACGGAAATTTGGTTAAAGCCCAAGTTAAAGACATAACAGAAAATTTCCAAGAGGGTTTGGATGGTATGCAAAAGAAAATAAAACCGTTAACAATCCCGGTTTCTGTTGGAGATACCCCGACGCCACAAACAGACAATAAGCCCGTAACGACACAGAACCCAACCGTAACGCCAAGTGGTAAAAGCGATGCGGAAAAGGCAGCAGAACAACAAGCAAAGCAAATTGAAGCGGCATATAAAAAGAATTTGGAAGCAACCCGAAAATTGCAGGATGCGCAATTGCAGTTGGAAACCGACGAATGGGCAAAGCGTCGCCAACAAACGCAATATCAGTATTCCCGCCAAATTGAGGATTTACAACACCAATTGCAGACCGAAAATGATTTGAACGAAACCGGACGTCAAGCGATAAACGCCACAATTACGGCGTTGGAACAGCAACAAACCGAGGCGTTATTGAAAATCGAACAAGACCGACAATTGCAGGAATTAGCGTTACAGAAAGAAAGCATTGAATTACGTTTGCAAGCAGTCAAAGAGGGAAGCGAGCAGGAAAAACAATTGCGGATGCAGTTGTTGGAAAACGAAAGACAAACCGCATTATTACAGAACCAACAGAAACCGACCGGGCAACAGCAGGACGCCGCGGCGATTAATGCAAGTTTTGACGCAAAGGGAGCCGGAATTGCGGACGAATATTTGCAATCGCAATTACAGATATTCGACCAACAACAAGCGTTGGCACAATCGGAGTTTGATTTGTTGAGAAATTCAGAAGCCCGGAAAACTCAATTCCGTTTGCAAGCAGAAAAGGAACGTTTGCAAAAGGTTTTAGAATTAAATCAGCAAGCCGCCAATAAATTGTCTGATGTTGAGGTACAAACAATTCAAAACGCTATTAAAAAAACAGATCAAGAAATTGAGCAATCCAAAGGGGAGGAACGAGGAACAGACATTTACGGTTTGTTTGGGCTTAATTTGGACGACGACCAAAAAGAGGCAATTAATACGTCTATGCAATACGCATTGGGTGCGTTAAATACATTCACGGCGGCACGTGTTGCCGCAGCAGATGCGGCCGTTGAGCAAGCGGATAAAGAGGTTTCCGCCGCACAATCGGCGTTGGATGCAGAATTGGAAGCAAGGGCAAACGGGTACGCCAATAATGTTGTACAAGCGCAAAAGGATTTGGATTTAGCAAAGAAAAACCAAGAAAAAGCGTTGAAAGAACAACAGAAAGCGCAAAAACAGCAGGCAGCAATACAAACATTGCAGCAAATCGGAAACATGGTAACAGCAACGGCGATGATATGGTCGCAATTAGGTTTCCCGTTTGCAATACCTGCAATTGCCGTAATGTGGGCGAGTTTTGCAGCGTCTAAAATCAAGGCGGCGCAATTGGCAAAACAGACCGGAGGAACCGGAGGAACGGAAACATACGGCGACGGTACCGTTGAACTTTTGGAGGGCGGTTCGCACCAAAGCGGAAATGATATTGATTTAGGAACGAAACCGGACGGAACCCGCCGGCGTGCCGAGGGAGGCGAATTTTTCGCCGTGATAAATAAACGAAGTTCACGCCGTTTCAGAAAGATAATACCGGACGTTATCAATTCGCTAAACAATGGTACGTTTGCACATAAGTATTTAAAATCCTATTCAGACGGCGACGGTTTGACGTTAAACGTTACCGGACAAAGCCCGGATTTACGCAATTTGTCGGATGATGTAAGGGAAATTAAGGAACAGAACCGACGACGGGTTTACGTGGATGGCGACGGAAATACGATTGAAAGTTACAAGAATTTGAAACGTAAAATAAAAAGACTATGACATCAAAATATAGATTCTTTTTGCAGATAGGGGAGGACGGAACCAAACAAACCGTCTGCCCCAATTATAAGGATGATTTAACGTTGGATTATGAGTTGGAAACAAATCAAAGGTTTTACCGGGCTAAATTGTCCGGTAAAATAAACTTTGTCCGTGCTGATTACGATATTATCAATAAAGCCCCGTTTGATTCTGAATTTTTCCTATATATCGAAAAAAGCGATGATTGGGGAAAAACATACAATCAATACTATAAAGCAAAGTTTATGAAAACGGATTGTACGTTTAATGATGATGATAAATTGGTTACGGTACAGCCGGAAACAATAGACCAATACGACGACGTTTTGGCAGGATTGGAAAAGGAATACAATTTAATTGAGTTGGCCCCACAAATCGAATTTCTTACAATAAGAAAACGCCCATTGATACAAATATACGTTCCCGGAGATAGTATTGTTTCGTGCTTTTTGGGCGGCACGAATTGGGAACAAGACGCAAACGCCACGACTGACCAAAACGAATTAATACAAACCTATCATTTTGCACTATGTAATATTTTGAAAGAAATAAAAATTACGTCGCACGGTTCCCCGGCGGTAATATCCGGGCTTTATATTGGGCGGATGTCGACGGGTGTAAGTCCTGATGACTTTATGGGAGATTTATACCCGGAATTAAATGTAAATTATTATATCCATATTTCACAAAAACGAGTTGCGGGTGGGCTACCTATTGGGCTAGCAAGTGTTGAGATACGCCGCCGTTCTGATGATGTGGCAATGTTCCGGTATAAAAAGATAACGCAAGAACCTTTTGATACGTTGGAATTTGATTTAACCGCCGTTGAGGGTTCCGGAGCAAAGGGTACGATGCACGCCGATATGAAAAGTTATAATATATACGCCCGATATTTGGTTGATGTTGATAAAATAGACGATTTAGATACATACCCGTTGTCGTCCGATGATATTGTAGATAATAATAGAAATTACCGCCGGGCAATTGGTTACGCAATCGACGTGGCATTTATATCTAATAATTTTTCAGATACGCCGACCGAGTGGGGATTAGCCGACAGTGGAAAGTATTTTGAGCCGCCTTATTCCATATATGGACAAACGTTTTATCCAATCGCCCGGTCAACGTGGCGTTATGCGTCGTTATGGTTTGGGTTTTATCTGATGGATTGGATATTAGAGAAAAAAGCCCGAAAAGCATATACTTTGCGTGATGCGTTTACATTGTCGTCATGTATCAATGTGCTATTAAAAGAATTTGCGCCCGGAATAACGCATGAAGCGACGCCGGAATACAGCCAATTTCTTTATAACACAAACAATCCTATTTCCGGGCAGTCATTTAAGTTGCTAATAAGTCAGAAAAGTAATATCATTAATGGCGAATATAAAACCCCGGCGCAAAAAGCCCCGATTACATTACAACAGATTATGACGATGTTACGGGATATTTACAAATGTTATTGGTATATTGAGGACGGAAAATTTAAAATTGAACAGGTAAGTTGGTTTAGAAATGGCGGTTCGTATGGATATAACCCGATTATTGATTATGATTTAACACGATTAGAAAACGTTAGGAACGGCAAAAAATTAGCTTTTGCAACGTCTGAATATTCATTTGACAAAGTAGAAATGCCGGAACGTTATCAATTTGAGTGGATGGATGATGTAACAACACCATTTGAGGGTTTACCAATAGAAATTACGTCCAAATATGTAACGGCCGGAAAGATAGAAGAAATAAATATTTCCAATTTTACGTCCGATATTGATTTGATGTTGTTAAACCCCGGTGCAATTAGTTTGGATGGATTCGCATTGCTTGCGGCGGTTATGCCGTCCGGAGGTGGACAATTGGAATTGCCGTTTACAAGACAAACCGTTGATGGCGTAGAATATTTTTTGCAAAATGGATATTTAGCGTTTATCAATATACAACCGACATATTGGGTTTATGATATGCCCGCACGGAATTTCAAAATAAATAATTCCCAATATTATGCTTTGGGAGGATTGGAACGTAAAAAGAAACAAACATTGAATTTCCCGGCAGGAACCACAGATCCAAACCCGATGCAGTTAGTTAAAACATATATCGGTAACGGTCAAGTTGATAAACTTTCGGTAAATTTGTGTAGTCGAAATATTAAAGCAACGTTGAAATATGATACAGAATAACAACATAAGTGTTTTACCGTGGTACACGTCAATAAATGAACAGAACCACAGAAAAAGTTACGCATACGGCGCAATTTACCCGTTATTTGCCCCGGCTGATAGATTGTTACCGTTTCAGATAATGAGAAACACACGGTCAAACAATGTTACGTCAGTGGTATTGTATGAAAAGACCGGAAAGCAAGTTGCAAACATAACAACGTATATGAAAGAAACCGGATTGCAGATTGTCCGGTTTCAAACGTTGGGTTATGATGTTATATTGTACCCGTCAATATTACCCATGCCATTAAATCAGTTGGACGGAATATATTATATGACGTTATCGGATGGCGTTCAAACATGGTATTCTGAAATGTTCACTGTTGTACAAGATGTTTCCGGTTACTTAAAAATACAATGGTGGGATATTGAAAATTTGGTATTTGACGCCGGGCAAATAGTATATAAAAACCCGGATTTCAAAAATACGTTGTACCTTTGTACCGAGTTGGGAAAACCGGATTATGAATTTGAAGAGGACGGCGAGAAAAGGGACGGTTATTTTTTTCCGGAAAAACAAATTTCGGTAAAGACGTTCAAATGTACTATATTGGCACCGGAATACTTATGCGATGTTATGCGTTTTATTCGTATGGCTGATTATATACACATAACGGATAAATACGGCAGGGAATACGATTGCGATACGTTTCTAATTACCCCAAAATGGCAGACGCAGGGGGATTTAGCGAGTGTTGAAATTGAATTTGACACGGCGACCGTTGCCAAAAAGATAGGGCGGGGATATATTACACCCGGAAGAAAAGGAGATTATAACAACGATTTTAATAACGATTTTAAGATTTAACAATTATGGGAGGTTACACAGAATTAAAAGCAGCAATTGCCGCCGTTATCAAAACGAACGGAAAAAATGAGATTACCGGGGCAATTCTTCAAAACGTGTTGAAGACAATTGTATCGACAGTTGGAGCCAACAGAACCTTTGCGGGTATTGCAGATGCAAATACCAACCCCGGCACACCGGACGGGAATGTTTTTTATGTCGCTTATACGGCGGGAAATTACGTAAGTTTTGTTTCGGGTTCGACTTACATAACAGTAAACCCCGGCGAATTAGCCATTTTGTACAATAGTATGGTGAATTGGGGTAAATATGTTATCGGTTTAAGTGCCAACGGCGTTTGCTCTTTGTTGGATGCCGTTAACCAAATAAACGCAACCGGGCGTTTCAGTTATAACGATACGCCCGCATTGAGGTCAAACGACAATTCGTTGCGTGTCCGTTCTTTTTTGGTAGCGGGTCAACGTTATCAATTTACGTTAACCACGGTTGGGGACAATGTACCCGCAAATATACAGGGTATAAAAGCCGACGGAACATTTGCCAAGATAGGAAGCATTACGGGAACGCCCGCCGGGGTAACGGCGGACATAACGCCAACCGAAAATTATTACGGGTTTACGATTTTTTACAGTACCCAAACAAACGCCACGTCTGTAAATGTATTGTTTGAAGCTCCGACAACCGAGGGAATGGGTTTGCCGGACGGTATGGGGGACGCAACCAACTTTTACCCCGACCCGTTTATTGAGGCGGGTTCGGATATTAAGAAATTGGAGGGCGTACAAGATATTTTCGTTACAGGAAAGCCGGAATATTACGCCGACCGTATTGTTTTGCCCGCGGGTTCGTTTTTAGGGGTTTTATTGGATTTGTCGCAATTCCCATATAATCCAACAACGGATTATCTTAACGCATTAATGAAAATTAGTGCGCCGGGTACAGGTCATTTGTTAAATGTGTCATTTGACTCTGCAACGTCGGGTTCCTTTAGTTCAGCCGTTCAATTAACGCCCGACCCGCAATTTGACGGTTGGGTATCTTTTTACAATGTAACCGGACGTTCGACGTTATCCAACCGTTGCCGTGTAACATTCGACAACCGAAAAGGTACACAGCCGTTAACGATTAACCGTTGTATGATGTGGACGGGTCAAGATGTAACCCCGTTCGGTCTGTTCGCAAAACAGGCGTGGAACGCATGGAAAAAGGTAAAAGATATTCCCATTAAAACAATTAATTACGCCCCGTATTACAACGAATTTAATTTACAGGGTTCAGCAAGGAATGTTGTAAGAACACGCACAACGTTATCTTATACGGTGAACGATGCCGGAACTACTGCATTTATTGGATATGATTTCAATTTGGTGGATAGTCCGTTTGAGATTGGCGACGTTATCGGTTACGGTGCGGATAATGTGGTTGTAAGTAGTGCAACAACCTCCGCAATGTATTGCATATTTTACAATGATTCAGCCGAGATTTCCCGGTTAACGTTACAATTAAGTGCAGGCGGTTTTTGTACTCACTCCGGCAAAATTCCGGAGAATACAACCCGTATATTGATACGTTTCCAAATTATGGGCGTTGGTGCGGCAATATCGGTTGGCGACAACTATTTGACAAAAGGCGAAATAAAATTGAGCGAATGGGAACGCCAAAGCATAAAGCAAGGGACAACTGTAAACACAACCGCCGCCGCCGTTGTTTACGTGGATGCGGTCAACGGAAACGACAAGAACCCCGGCACGACGGAAAGTGCCGCATTAGCGACGTTTGCCGCCGCATTTTCCAAAACAGGCGTTGATACAACAATTATATTGATAGGGGACACGACCGAACGTTTGAATATCAAAACCAAGTCAAACCAACGTTCCGTCCGTCTTATCGGTAAACGTGGATTAGTTAACCGTATCATTTGCGGAACAAAAATTGATAGCGGAACATTAGTTGCGGGTACAACGAACGTTTACCAAACCCCGTTGTCGTCCTTTTCAACCGCCGACAATTTCCAATTGTTCCAACATGAGGTATTCGACGAAAGTACGTTGATACCGGACAACGAACGCCACCCGTTACAACGTGGGAAAACGTACCGTTGTGATAGCACAAAGATAACCCATGTTACGTCGTTGGATGCCGTGAAAACGTCCGAGGATTACACGTTCTTTTATGATACAGACGCACAAATGTTGTACTTCAAAATCAAAGAGGGTACAACGTTGGCCGCAAACCCGGTTTACATTCCGGGCGGTTCCGGTATTTCCGGCAATGACGGTTCCGTTGCTTTTGAAATGGTTAATATTGAATGTTGGTACGGTTCAATTTCGTTAAGGTTTTGCCACGGCGGACGGGCGATTGATTGCGCAGCAAAATACGCATTTGGCGGCGGTGCGTGGTTGTGGGAGGCGGCAATTGGTGTGGAATTGATACGATGCGAAGCGGCACGGGCGTTTAGCGGTTCGAGTACCGGGGACGGGTTCAACGCACACAGCACAACGACTGGCCCGGCATTGGCGAAATATACCGTTGCAACGATGATTGATTGTTGGAGCCACGACAATAACGACGACGGATATAGCGACCACGAACGTTGCGAAACAACCATTATTGGCGGATTGTTTGAATACAACGTAAAAGCCGGATTAACGCCCGCTTTTGGTTGCCACGATACGATATATAACGCCTATTGCCGTAAACAGGTTAATAACGGTATCGCATTAGTTGGAGGCGCAACGGCGGCGGAGGGCGGCAGAGGTTCGCAAATATTCGTGATTGGTTGCATTTGCGAGAACAACACAAACAATTATTACGTTTCCGGCGAAAAGTCCGTGGCGGATGAAAATTTTGGTAAGTTCGTAAATTGTATATCTTTGAACGGTTCAAAATATGGGTATTTGTGCGGAACGAACGCCCGTATTGAATTGAACAATTGCACGGATAGCGGAAGCCCAACCGCAAAAAGTGGCAACGTGATAGTAAATAACGCCGCATTGGTAGAATAATTAACCGGGGGCGGGTGCGCCCGTCCCCATTTTCACTTACTTAAATGATACAAGAACGTAACATTATTAACGGAACAACCAACGGCGGTTGACAACCGCACGGAATTTATGTTGTGCGAGATTATAAAGCAATAACCAAAACGGGGTCGGTTTACCGCCGCCCCTTAACTCTTTATTTATGGACGATATGGATAAAATTTTTAGTTTGGAACAATGGCGTATGATATTCGCCACGACCGCAAGCCCGTTATTTGCATATCTGACCACGACGGCGGGGTTTATGTATGCGTTAGTTATTATGTTTGCGTTCAACATTTGGGCGGGAATGAGGGCGGACGGCGTGGCGATAAGGAATTGCAAACGCTTTTCGTTCCATAAGTTTAAGAACGCATTGGCGGAATTGCTTTTGTACGTCGTTATTATACACGTCATTTATTCCGTTATGTTGCAATGTGGCGACGACGGGGCGGCAATGATTGTTATTAAGTCGCTTACATACGTGTTCATGTATGTATATTTGCAAAATGCGTTTCGCAACTTAATTAAGGCATACCCGAAGAAAATAGCCTTACGGATAATATACCATGTTATCCGGTTGGAATTTACACGGGCTTTGCCGTCGTATTTGCAACCGATAATTGACAGATTGGGAAAAGAATTTGGGGACGACCCCGACAAAAACAATAAAAAGAAAGTAGAAAACGAAAATGAGTAAATAAATAATTGTATTTGCAACGGGGATAGGCGGAGTAATTAACCGGCCGAAAGGGCAAGCCAACAGCCCGTCCCCGTTTCTTATTTGTTGGCCGTTCTTAAAAGTTGGCAATTATGGAAAATGAGATCTGGAAAGATATTCCCGGATATGCAGGGATATATCAAGTTAGTAATTATGGGCGTGTAAAGTCTTTGCCTAAAAGTTATATTATTTGTAACAAGTATGTTGTTACAGCAAAAGAAAAAGTGTTGAAACAACGTAAGGTAAAAGGTTATAGAATTAAATCATAAAGGAATTGCAAGGCGTTTCCCGGTTCATGTATTAGTTGCAAAAATGTTTATACCAAATCCAAACAATTATCCCGAAATAGACCATATAGACACGGATAGGGCAAATAATAAATTTTCAAATTTGCGTTGGTGTACACATTCTATGAACATGAATAACCCAATTACAAAGGAAAAAATACGTAATATACCAAGAATAAAAGGGAAAGAAAATCCATTGTTTGAGGGGAAAAGCCCGGCCGCAAAAGCAGTAATTCAATATGACATGAAAAATAACATTGTGGCTAAATATAACAGCGTACACCAAGCAGCAAGAAAAAACGATTTTAGTTATAGTTGTATTGCAAGGGTATGCAGAGGCGAAAGAAAAACATATAAAAAATTTAAATGGAGTTATGAAACAGAAAGTAATTATTCTTGATGGAGGTCACGGCGTGGATTGTGCCGGGAAACGTTCCCCTATTTGGGGGGACGGTTCCCAATTGTTAGAATGGGAGTTTAACCGTGATATTGTACGCCGTATTGCGGCGATGTTGAAAGCGGAGGGAATAAAGTTTGAAATTTTGGTACCGGAGGACAACGACGTATCATTACCGGAACGTTGCCGACGCGCAAACGTTATCCATGCAGATTGCGGCAACAACGCCGTTTTGTTTAGCGTTCACGGGAACGCCGGAGGCGGCACCGGGTGGGAATGTTATACAAGCGTAGGACAAACGAAAGCGGATGCCATCGCAACCGTTCTTTGTAAGGAGGCGGAAAAAGAGTTTGCCCCGGATGGTTGGAAAATGCGTTTCGATTATATAGACGGCGATCCGGACAAAGAAAGCCAATTTTATATACTGAAACATACGGTTTGCCCGGCGGTATTATCCGAAAACTTTTTCATGGACACGGAGAAAGATTGCCGTTTTATGATGACGGACGCAGGGCGTGAGCGTATCGCCAAAGTACATTACAATACAATAAAACGTATCTTATGAAAAAATATCTAATAATAGCGGCAATTGCTTTGGCGGTTGCCGCCGTTGTCACTATATGGGTGCAACGTTCCCGGATTAATCAGTTAACCGGGGAAAGGGACAAATACAGAACCAACACGGAAACGTTATTGCAGGACGTTTCCCGGTACCAAACAAAAGATAGTTTGAACGCCGCAAAAGTTGGGGTTTTGGAACTGAAATTGTCAGAGTTTGAAAAATACCGGGCGAGCGATGCGGAGTTGATAAAGACGTTGCAGACAAAGAACCGGGAGTTGGAAGCCGTTACAACGGCACAAATGGAAACAATAACCAAATTGCGGGGAACCGTCCGGGACAGCATTGTATATTTGCCCGGAGATACGACAACAATTGTTCTGAAATGCGTTGATATTTCCGACCCGTGGTTTTCATTAAAAGGATGCGCGACGCCGGACGGGGAGTTTACCGGGACATTTGTAAACCGTGACAGCATTTTAGTTGCTGCAACCGTACAATATAAACGGTTTTTGGGGTTCCTTTGGAAAACCAAGAAAATAAAGAACCGGGAAATTGATGTTATCAGCAGGAACCCGCATACAAAAATAATGGGGGTTGAATATATAGAGATTGAAAAATAACTATCTTTGTATCGAATTGCATTCGACCACATAATTAAAGATTGTTTTCAAGGATTAGCCGGGTTTTACCCGGCTTTTTTCGTTTTGCCCATTTTTAGCCCCGTAGCGGGCTTTTTTTATTCTAGTGGATAAATTTATATCGGAGCAAAGAAAGTGGCTTAAATCGAAAATTCGCCCAAAATAACTATCTTTTGAACCAAAAGAATCCTTTTTATGCGTTTTACTCAAAATAAAAAGAAATTCTTTTGGTGATTAAAACAAAGGTTGTATATTTGCATTGTCAAACAACAACGACGGGGCGTTTTCCTCGAACATTAAAATTTAAAATTATGTCAGTTTCAATATTCAACGGTTTAGAAAGAACAACAAAGGAAATCAACATGAACTTTCGTATTAAGGTAAACGGAATTGTTGACGGCAAAAAGATTAATACGTTAGTTGGCGTTTCCGGACTGATTAAATTAGTAGGTATTGAAATGGCAAACAAAATGATACGTCGAGCATTTAACGGTAAAGGTTACAAAATAGAGTGCAAACTAAGACGTGGTATTAAAGTAGTATTTTATAGCAAATAATAACCGACCGGGCGGGTTCCCGGAACCAAATACAAATTCGTATGAGTTCAGAAAAAAGAAACAAATTAAGTGAGATTTTCAAATTGGCGTGGCAATTCGTAAAACGCAATGGTTACAAACTTTCAGAGGCTTTAAAATGTGCATGGTTAAACATGAAGCTAAAAGCCGAAATGAAAAAGCGAATAGTAAAATTCTATTTTCAGAAAATAGACGGTTCATTGCGTGAGGCATACGGAACCACAAACCCGGAAACAATTCCGGCAACAACCGGAACCCGGAAACCCGCCGACACGGTACAAACGTATTTCGATACAGAAAAGCAGGAATACAGATGTTTCAAAAAAGCTAATTTAATTCGTATTGCATAACCAACGCCGGGGAGTTCCCCGGCATAATTATAAATATTATGAGATTTGCATTAAGAAAGCAGGATAAAATAAAAGAAGTATTGGGAAATGAATATTTGGAAAACAATATTCTGCAAAGCCTAAATAAATACTTTGAAAACAGCGACAACGACCGGATATATTCAGATATTGAACCGGACGGGTACGTTACGGATTACGGCAACAAATACCCATTGTTGAGGATAAACGACGTTGCAAACAGCGACGCAATGTTAGAATTTGCCGTTATGGGGCAAATGTACGATGTATTGAATTTGTCTTATGTTGGTAGAATGAAAGGTTAAAATATGGACGTGATAATATTAATTTTCTTTGTATTATTAATTGCAACCCTATTATTGGGTATATGGCAAATAAAGAACCCTAAATTAAAAACCGCTGATGATTTAAGCGACGATTTGTGTTTATAGTCCTTTGGATGATGACGAAAAAGGAACCCACGGCGTCCCAAATGGATATATAAGTTGTGAGGGGCGTTGTTGCCAAGAAGCGTATGAAATGTATATTGAGGAATGGACGGAATAACAAATTGTATGGAAAGTATATGAAATGATGTTGGAACTACCTTTGCACGAAAGACAAAAAGCGTATTTCCAAGACTTATTAAACGCCGCAAAGCCCGTTAAAATAGTTCCGGCGGCTGATGTATTGGAGGATTACGAATTGGGATATATACAGCATGTAATTAAGCCGCGGCCTAAACAATGTTATCGAAATTCCCATTTACTTTGCGAGGCGTTCCCGGAACGGATTCTTTATTGTGAGGGAAAAACAAACGTCCCAATACCGATTGACCATGCGTTTAACAAGATCGGCGACGCATATATTGACATAACATTTGAATTTGCGTTGCATGAAAACCCGTCAATATATGAGTACGTAACATTTGGCGAGTACGACGCAAAGACCATAAGTAAAGCAGTATTGGAAACCGGATATTACGGCGAAATTTACAAATGGTTGTATTATCAGAGTAAGAAATAAAAAGACCCCCGGCGTCATAAATCAATATGCGCCGGGGGAATTTTACGCAGTAACCGAGAGCGATATTTGGTTGATGCGGTACCACAAAAATATATTGTTTGCCGTAAATTGCAAAACAACCCGCAAAAATAAATTTGAAATAAAAGTATTTATCTTTGGTAATTAAAGAAATATTTGTACCTTTGCATTGAAGTTAAGCCCACGCACGGGGATAGTGCGAAATAATATGAATATCAGAAAAGACAAAGAATTGAACATTTTGGCGAAAGCGGCCGGAAAGAAAGCAACAGAAGTTGAAACAATCATTGTAAACCAATTAATCCAAAAGGAAATGATACAAGACGACCCGGAATTTTGGGGATGCGCTTTGTTTGATAGTATCGAACGTGACGTTCCGGTTTCTGATGTTGTCGGCATTATCAAAGCAACCGGAATTTCGGTTGTACGTTCCGAACATTTGGACGCATTTCTGAATTTGGTATTGGTCGGAAAAGGAGATTGCCCGGTATGTGGCGGAGAAATGGAAGTTACCGACGCCGATTATAAATGTTGCGCCGGCGATGGGTATTTAACCCCGTATGAATACGAACCGATATTTGAGGAAAAAACCTGCAAACATTGCGGACACGTAGAATAATAACCATAAAAATAAACAATATGAAATTAAGAGTAAATGAAGCAATCGCCCGTTCCGAGGCGAACGGAAAAAAGGTATTGAAAAAGGATATTGCAGCCCGTTTATTTGAGGGCGCAAGCGAAAGCGCACAGCAGGTAAATATGACAAATCTTTGCAACGGGACAACCAAAAGGATTGTTCCGGAATGGGTAGTAATAATTTGCGAAATGTGCGGTTGTTCCGCCGATTATCTGTTTGGAATGGAGGATTAAAACCATGAAAAAGAAGTTTATCGAAAAAATGGAAAAGATGGTTGATGTTTTCTTTTCCGATGCGTGGCAAGCAAAGGTTTTTGCAATGATATTTAGCATTTTCGGAGTAATATGTTTTATTGCCGGATTTTGGAATTATATCCATCTTTTGTTTTCTGCAATGTGTGGATTAATGGTTTATGTATTGTTTAACGAATTAAAGAGCAAATAACATGAGAGCGAAAAAGAAACAGCCGGAAAACCCGGAAAAAAGTATTGCAAACACAATGGGTAACGCAGTAAATGCGGTTAAGAAGTTGGCGGAAGCAATGGGACAATTGCCCGCCGATAAATTCCCGGAAATAAACGATGAACAACAGATTGTCCCCGGATTGGATGCCGTCGAAATAGAACAGCCCGCCGGGGCTTTTGAAATTGTGCCGGGCATGACGGTTGAGGAAATGACAGCAATGTTTTTTGATGGTGCGTTGATTGAACCGCCGTATAAAGTATGGCAGCTAAACAGCAAAGGACACCGATATTATTACAAGTTTGACGACAACGGAACCCCGGAATTTTATCCGTCAGTTACAACAATTTTGTCCCAAACAATGCCACAATCGCCGTTTCTGATAAAATGGATTGCCGACAAAGGTATTGACGAGGCGGAAAGATACAAAGCAGAACGGGCGGCGTATGGTACATTCATGCACGCCCAATTTGAAGAACTTATAATTAACCGCTTTTATGATTTGGACGGACTGAAAGCCAAATTGAAAGATTATATTGATAACAACAAATTGCCCGCCGATTTCATTTATTACGCTGATGATTTCAAAAAGGATATATTGGCATTTGCGCAATTTGTTTTGGATTATGACGTTAAACCGTTAGCCGTGGAAATTGCGTTGGTACACCCCGTTCATAATTACGCCGGAATGATTGATTTACCGTGTACGATGTTATCAAAGCCCGGTTCAAAAGAATACATAAACGCAATTGTGGATTTCAAAAGCGGGCGCAAAGGATTTTACGAAGAAGCGGAAATTCAGTTGCATTTATATGCGATGATGTGGAACGAAAATTTCCCGGATATTCCGATTGACCGTGTTTTCAATTTCAGCCCGAAAGATTGGCGAAATAAACCGACGTACAATTTGAAAGACCAAACAGACAGCCCGAACGCAAAGAAAATCCCGTATCTTTTGGAGTTGGCAGCAATTGAGGACGAAAAACGGGATAATACATTTACGGATGTTTCCGGGGAAATATCATTGGATAACGAACCGGATTTGACAAACAATATTGTTTCGCTGACGTTGGCGGAACTTGTTAAAAGCAAAGCCCCGGAGGAAAAGAAAACCAAGACCGTAAAGAGAACCACACGAAAAACGGCAAAAAAGGCGGAAAAGAAGCCCGTCAAGGAAAAAAAAACCGCAGAACGTACAATTACACCAAAAAAAGAAAAAGTGGCTAAAATCGAAGAAAAACAGCCTAAAAAGCCGGAACCGGAAAAAGCCGTTACCGTTGAGGATTTGAAGAAAGACCCGGAACCGGAGGAAAAGAAAACCAAGACCGTAAAGAGAACCACACGAAAAACGGCAAAAAAGGCGGAAAAGAAGCCCGTCAAGGAAAAAAAAACCGCAGAACGTACAATTACACCAAAAAAAGAAAAAGTGGCTAAAATCGAAGAAAAACGGCCTAAAAAGCCGGAACCCGTGATAAAGAAAGATTTGTTGAATACTGAAATTGATATTTGATTATGAAAGGACGTATAAACATAAACAGACCAACCACCGGCATACAACGTGTTGTTTTGCCACGTGTGGGGTTTATCAAAGTAGGGTATAAGGAGAAAGCAACCAACGGAAAAGAATATCCAAAAAGTGTTGACTATTTTATTGCTAGTGGAAAGTATGCCGGATTGTTTACCAAAGCATACGGCGAAAAGCCGCAAACTATTCAAATAATTTTCCCGGATGATTGCCCGGAAAAGGTATGTAACGAAATGTACGAATACCGGGACGACGACGGGCGACGCATAGCATACGGCGATGGGGAAACGTTCTTTGTATGGAACGGAAAACAATATGGACAATACAGTACAAAGGATTATCCTAATTTGATGGCAGGGGTTACGGAAAAGCACCCAAACCGTGCCGTAAAGAATGGCGGTGACGGATGGATTGTAACGTTAACCGTAACTTTCATTATTCCGTTGGTGCGTGGCGTTGGCGGAGTTTGGCAGTTTACGACAAAGGGGACAGCGTCAACAATACCCAATATCCGTGATACATTCGACGCAATATTGCAAGAAAAGGGATTTGTAAAAGGAATTATCTTTGATATGAATGTACAATTTGCAGTTTCTCAAAAGCCCGGCGATCGTTCCCGTTATCCGGTTGTTACGATTGTTCCAAACGAAAGTGAGGGAAATTTGTTTGCGGTAAAAGAAGCATTTAAGCCCGTACAGTTGTTGGAATAAAAAAAAAGTATTATATTTGTGGTGTAAAACAATCGACCGTTACCGATTGAAAGATATTTGCTAATTAGCTACAAAGCCCCTTTTAGATGTGTAACGGCTCTAATTGGGGCTTTTCTTTTTTAATTATGACTTACAATATTTTGATTGACCAAAGATTCGCAGTTGCAAATAAACTGACTATCGTTCAAACAACAACGCTTGCAGCGTGTATGACATTGCCAACGTGGACTAATACAATTACGGTTGATGGCATTGTTTGGTATCAATATTCGGAAAAAAAAATGGTAGATGATTTTCCGTTGCTTTTTTCAATCCCTAAAAGAGTTTACAAAAACATTAAAGAACTTGCAGACAGAGGATTTATTGAGTTGAGTTCTTTTGGGAAAACAAAGTATCTAAGATTTACAGAAAAATGTAAAACATGGAACAGAAGCGAAGCGGACTTTAATCAGTCCGAAAACGGACTACAAGACTGTAATATTAATATACAGCAGTCCGAAAACGGACTAAAAAACGGTCCGAAAACGGACTACAATCAGTCCGAAAACGGACCGCAATACTATAATATTAATAATAATAATAAT